AAGGTGCTTGGGTGTTCCCGCAGATCATTTGAAGATGAATTTGATTTTTACTTCTTGCCGTGCTTGCAACTGAAAAAATATAAATATGTTCAGGACTGGTTTGAACAGAAAAGACAAGAAGCCTTGTCAATGGACTTGGCACACATGGATAAATACTCAAAACGTACATGGTACAAGGAACAGGGACTTGAAACCGTGGTTGCGGGTATTCCTCATTCATTCGGTTTTGGCGGTGTTCATGGGGCAACAGCCACACCAATTCACAAGACCGGGCAACTGTTGCACGTTGATGTAAACAATTACTATCCGTCAATGCTGATTGCTTGGGGACTGGTTACAAGGGCAGCAACCAATGACAATTACCCGTTGGTGTATAACACACGAAAAGCCATGAAGGAAAAACAGATTGCTGCAAAAAACGCCGGAAACAAGAAAGGAGTCAAGCGGTGGAAGAAAGCACAGTTGCCATATAAGAAGATGCTGAACGCCTTGTCAGGTGCAATGAAGGATGAAACCAATGCAGCGTATGACCCAAGAAACAATAACTGTATGTGCATCAACGGTCAGTTGATGTTGCTTGACCTAATTGAACACCTTGAAGTTGTACCGGGATTTGAACTGATTCAGTCCAACACGGACGGTCTTATTATTTGGATTCCTGACACAGATGAAGCCTTTGAAATGGTTGATGATATTTGTTGGGAGTGGGAACAGCGTTGTTCAACAGATCAGTGTTCAATTCTTCTTGAACTGGATAACATCAGTGAAATCTATCAGAAGGATGTGAACAATTACCTTTGGGTTGGTATTGACGGCGGGGTTGAAAGAATCGGTGCTTATGTGAAGGAACTTTCAGCGGTTGACAATGATCTGCCAATACTGAATAAAGCACTGGTTGACTACATGGTCAAGAAAACCCCGGTTGAACAGACCATCAATCAATGTGATGACCTGATTATGTTTCAGAAGATTGTCAAGTTATCAGACAAGTATGATTGGGTGGAACATGAGCATTGCACCCCGCTTGTCAGTCATATAGGCAAAAGAACAATCAAGACGGTGTATGAATACCCTGACAAGGACAAATACACATATAAGTCATACAGGGTGTTTGCATCTAACGATCAGAAGGACGGCAGATTGCTGAAACGTAAACAGGTGAAAACCAAAGGTGAAAAATTCGGTAATACACCTGACCACTGTTTCATTTTCAATGATTCAGTTGTTGGGGTAAAAACACCGCCTGAACTTGATAGGCAGTGGTACATAGATTTAGCAAAGAAACGCTTGAAACAATTTGGTGTTGTAGCGTAACACCGGGAAGGAAGGTTTTTCATGGATTTAGAAATCAGATATGAAAATGGTTCAATGACTGTTCATCTTGAAGAATTTCTGAATATCCGCAGCATTGCCAAGGTCAGGAAACTGCTGAAACTTATCAGAAGCAGTTTCACCCCGGAATGTGAACAGCAGATTAAAGAATTTGTTCATGACTGGATTGAACAGTTTGAACAGAAACAGTTGGAAACTGAACGGTATATCACAGGGTATGAACAGAAAGTCAGTTATTGTCAGAAGCAGTTGCGGGATGCTTTATATACCCGTGACAGTTACAAGAAGTCAACACCACTGCATAAGTCGGAAGGGTGGGACAGATGGAATGAAGAAGTGAAAGGGTGCAGAAAAGAACTTGCAGAAGTGAAAACACTGCTTCGTTCCTATCAGTCCCGGTACAACAGCAACATCAGGAATAAGGATTTTTATAAAAAGGTGTTAGAAAACATCACATAAGGTAGGTGATAAAAGATGCTTTACAAAGGTTATGTTGAAACCAAGGGCAAGGCAAGCATTGAAAAACTGAAAAACAGAACCACATGGAAAACCTATGATGAAGTGAAGAACCTGAATGGGTTCGGTGGGGTTTTGGCTGATGACACCATCCTTATTGACATTGATGATTCTGACCAATCTGAAATTCTGATGAACATTGTGGAAGAACTGCAACTTGACTGTAAAGTCCTTTGTACCAGTAGGGGAAAACACTTTCTTTTCAAGAACCGCACTATTGCAAGGAACAGGACACACGTTCAGTTGGCTGTTGGTCTTACTGCTGATATAAAGGTCGGCAGTAAGTTATCCTATGAGGTCATCAAGATTGACGGTGAAGAAAGATTTTGTGAATGGGACATTGAAGAAGGTGGAAAGTATCAGGAAGTTCCCAAGTGGTTGTTCCCGGTCAAGGCAACCGCAGACTTTGTTGATATGGATGCCGGGGACGGAAGGAATCAAG